TACTGAAGCAGGTGATATTGAAGACTGGTCCGGTGGTAAGACTAAAGAAGAGTTGCGTCGTGAATTTGACGAGCAGGTAACTAAAATACGGGAAGCAAGAAATGAAAAGAAGTAAACTAATGGAAATTATTAATGAAGAAATAGAAGGTATAGTTGAAGCTTCAATGTCTCGAAAGTTCAAGAAAGCTACTGAAGCACTTTACGATGTTCAATTAAAGCAGCAGCAGTTACGTAAGAAGTTTGTAGCTGAAAAAGATCCTGCTAAGCGTGAAAAAATGAAAAAAGAGCTTATTGCTATGCATAAGGTAGTACAAAAGGTACAATCTGCATTTAACGCAGCTCTTATGCAAGAACCAGCTGGTGAGTTAGAAGAGTTAGATGTTCGAAAAGTTCATGGAGACAGACGTATTGATAATCCTGATACAGGTAATGCTGTTAAACTCCGTACTGCATTAAAAGCTCCTAAAAGTTCACGTGTATATAAAATAGCTAAAGATATGTATGATAGTTTAGCTGAAACTATGGATCATGAAGAGTTATTAGAAAAAATAGTATTCTATTATGATAAAAATAAAAAATTAAGACGTTTCGACGATAGGAAATAAAATGAGTATTTTAAAGAAGGTTTTTTCAAGCGGTGCTAAAGAGTTAGTACAAAGTGTTGGAGGTGTATTAGATAACCTAACAACGACTGAAGAAGAGAAGTTACAAGCAAAACAAAAAATGCAACAGCTAATCTCTGATTATGAAACTAAAATGGAGCAAAATATTACTGATAGGTGGAAAGCAGATATGAATTCTGATTCTTGGCTATCTAAGAATGTTAGACCACTTGTATTAGTATTTTTAGTAGTATCGACAGTTCTTATGATCTTTATAGATGCAGGCGCAATATCATTCCAAGTTGAAGAGAAGTGGACAGATCTACTCCAATTAGTTCTTATAACAGTAATAGGTGCATACTTCGGTGGCCGTACTATGGAAAAAAGAGGTAAGAAGTAAATAATTTTTCTTCCTAATATATATTTATATATAGTATGGCTAAACAAAGTATTAAAGAAGTAGTAGCAGCTGAATATATCAAGTGTGCTAAAGATCCAGTATATTTTATGAAAAAATACTGTATGATACAGCACCCGGTACGAGGAAAAATTAAATTTAATCTCTACCCATTCCAAGAACAATCACTACTAGAATTTAAAGATCATGATTATAATATCATTCTTAAATCCCGTCAGTTAGGTATATCAACTTTAACTGCTGGTTATTCGTTATGGTCAATGATTTTTAACGAAGATTTTAACTGTTTAGTTATTGCAATCAAGCAGGAGACAGCTAAAAACTTGGTTACTAAAGTACGTGTAATGCATGATTACTTACCAAGTTGGTTGAAAGGTAAAGTATTAGAAGATAATAAATTATCATTACGTTTGGCAAACGGATCTCAAATTAAAGCCGTATCAAGTTCCCCAGACGCAGGTCGTTCAGAAGCACTATCACTACTAGTAATAGATGAGGCTGCTTTTATTGATAAGGTTGATGATATCTGGACTTCTGCTCAACAAACATTAGCAACTGGTGGTAAATCAATCGTACTCTCAACACCTAACGGTACTGGTAACTTCTTCCATAGAACATGGATGAAAGCTGAATCAGGTGAAAATAAATTCAATACTATTAAACTTCACTGGACTGTACATCCTGAACGAGATCAAATTTGGAGAGATGAACAAGATGTTATTCTAGGTCAAGATCAAGCCGCGCAAGAATGTGATTGTGATTTTATATCTTCTGGTGCAACAGTTATACCTGGTACATTATTAGAATGGTATCGAAACAATCAATGTATTGAACCTATTGAACGTAGAGGTGTAGATGGTGCAATGTGGATATGGGAGTATCCTGATTACACTAAAGATTATATTGTTGTTGCCGATGTTGCTCGTGGTGATGGAGCTGACTTTTCAACATTCCATGTTATTGATATAGAGACTGTCACACAAGTAGCTGAATTTAAAAGCCAAATTGGTGTTAAAGAATTTGGTAACATGCTTGTCAATGTTGCTACAGAATATAACGAAGCTTTACTAGTAATTGAAAATGCTAACATCGGATGGGCAGCTATCCAACCAGCTATAGATAGAGGGTATAGAAATCTATACTATACCTATAAGCATGATGGTGTTGTAGATCCTGAGGTTCAATTACGTAAAGGCTATGATATGAAAGATAAGTCACAAATGGTGCCTGGTTTTACAACATCTAGTCGAACTAGACCACTTTTAGTTTCCAAGCTTGATATTTATTTTAGAGAAAAAGCCTGTTCAATAAAATCAAAACGATTAATTGATGAGCTTTTTGTCTTTATATGGAAAGGTAGTAGACCTGAAGCTCAACAAGGTTACAACGATGATTTAGTTATGGCATTTGCTATCGCTATGTATGTCAGAGATACAGCTTTAAAACTACGTAATGAAGGATTAGAATTAAATAAGCGAGCTATTGGATTAATGGGCTCTTCTGGTTACGATGGTATTTATGGACAATCGAATACTAATAATCATGAATCATGGAGAATGAATCTCGGTGATGAGCAAGAAGATATAACATGGCTTATATAAAGGATAAAAATGGCAGATAAATCATTTTTCGGAAGATTACAGACGCTTTTTTCTACAAACACTATTGTAAGAAAAGTAGGTGCTAATAAATTAAAAGTAATCGATGTAAATAAAGCTCAAGCTACTAATAAGTTAGCTTCTAATCGATTGGTTGATAGATATAATAAACTCCATAGTTCTAGTACTAACATGACTTATAATCAGTATCAAACTTTTCAAGTTCAAAGAATAAATTTATTTACTGATTATGAAAGTATGGATGAAGATTCTATTATATCTTCTGCTTTAGATATATATGCAGATGAATCGACAATGAAAAATGAATACGGCGATGTGTTAAGTATAAATTGTGAAGATGAAGAAATTCATGATATATTAAGAAATTTATTTTATGATATACTTAACATTGAGTTTAATTTATGGCCATGGATCCGAAGTATGTGTAAATATGGTGATTTTTACCTTAAGTTAGATATAACAGAAAAGTTAGGTATTACAAACGCTACACCATTATCTACCTATGAATTGGTTAGGGAAGAAGGTACTGATGAGCAGAGACCAGAATATGTAAAATTTACACACGATATATCAATGGGTGGTGGTAATCAATTTACAGAAAAAACTGAATATGAAAATTACGAAGTAGCTCATTTCAGACTTCTTTCAGATTCTAATTTCCTACCTTATGGTAAATCTATGCTTGAAGGTGCAAGGAAAAATTGGAAGCAATTAACCCTTATGGAAGACGCTATGATGATTCATAGAATTATGCGCGCTCCTGAAAAACGAGTATTCAAGGTTGATATAGGTAATATACCACCTGCGGAAGTTGATAACTACATGCAAAAGGTTATTAACAAAATGAAAAAAGTACCTTACGTTGATCCACAAACCGGTCAATATAATCTTAAATTTAATATGCAAAATATGATGGAAGATTATTATATGCCTATTAGAGGTGGACAGAGTGGTACAGAGATAGATACCTTAAGTGGTATGGAGTTTGGTGGTATTGATGATATCGAATACTTAAGAAATAGAATGTTTGCAGCATTAAAAATTCCTAAAGCTTTTTTAGGATATGATGAAACAACAGAAGGTAAAGCGACTTTAGCTGCTGAAGATGTTCGATTTGCTAGAACTATTGAACGTATACAGAGAATAGTTGTTTCAGAGCTTACTAAAATAGCTATCGTTCATTTATACTCTCAAGGTTATACTGATGAGAAGTTAGGTGCTTTCAACTTAACACTTACTAATTCCTCTATGATTTACCAACAAGAGAAAATATCTTTATGGAACGAAAAAATATCTCTAGCTGATAGTATTAAAGATAATCAGATGTTATCTGAGAATTGGATTTATGAAAAAATATTTGAGCTTTCAAAAGAAGAAATAGAAAGAGAGCGCGCTAATGTCATTGAGGATACAAAAAGCAAATTTAGAAAATCTGCAATAGAGGATGAAGGTACAGATCCCGCTAATCCACCTCTTGGACCTCAAGAAGATGATGAAGAATCATTTGAAGAATCAGGACCTATCGGTAGACCACCAGAAGGTATTAAATATGGAACACAAGATCATATTAGAGGTAGAGACCCTCTTGGTTCCGAAACGAGAAGTAGAGACGCAAGAAACAAAGATAGATCAATAAAGCATAAATTTAATGGTAGTCCACTGGCTAGAGAGTCTTTTGACGGTTTAATTAAATCTATGAGTAAGAGCACTTTATTAAATGAAAATAATTTGTTAGATGATGATTCTTTGTAAGAAAGTTGATATTTATAAGAGCATACAAATATATAGGGATATAATATGAAATCTTTAAAGCATAGTAAAGTAAAAAATGTTGGTGTATTATTTGAATTACTAACCCGTCAAATAACATCCGACACACTATCTAACAATAAAAAATCTCCAGCTATCGATATAGTTAAAGAATTTTTTAAAAAAGATACTGTTCTCTCAAGAGAATTAGATCTTTACAAAGCACTTCAGCAACAGAAGTATACTTCTGATTCTAAAGCTGAGAAATTTATTGATATCGTAATATCAGAGTATAAAAAGATTAATCGTAGTAAATCTAAACGTGAAAAGTATAATTTAGTACGTGAAATAAAAAAGCATTATAATCTAGAAGATTTCTTTAAATCGAGAGTACCTAATTATAGACTAAATGCATCTATTTGTAGTTTATTAGAGTCACATATAACATCAAACTCTATTAAACCTTCTCAATTAATGAAGTACAGATTCAATATAGTAGAGCATATTACAGGTACACAAAAATCTTCAAAAGAAGCTACATCTATTATTAGCGAGTACTCTAAGCAGGAAAAAGATTTACGTTTACTATCATATAAAATTTTACTTGAAAAGTTTAACGATAAATATGGTACGTTAACTTCTAAGCAGAAAACACTATTAAGAGAGTTTATAAATAACATTTCTAACACATCTACACTTAAAAAATATATGGTTAATGAAATAAACTCTATCTCTAAAGAGATTACAAAATTAACTAAATCTGTTACTGACGATATTGTTAAGGTAAAATTATCAGAAGTTAATTCTCAACTTGTTAATATAAAAAATGATAAAGTTGTTAGAGATAAACATTTAGTTTCTATGCTAAGGTCTTATGATCTAATTAAGGAGTTAAAGAATGTCGTTAAATAAAATTATTGAGGATATGATACAAGAACTTGAAGAGGAAAATGTAGATGAAATATCTACAACTCATGCAGGTATGTCTTATAATACTCCAAAAGCTTTCAAAAAGAAAAAAGATGATGAAGATGATCTTAATGAAAGTAATTTTATGAAAATGGCAAAACAATCATTTATCTCAGAAGCAACGTATAAAGATTATAAAAAAGATGATTCTGCTACTTCAAAGCAAAAAGTAAATCGCGCTATCAGAGAAATAAATAGTAGGTTATTTGCTATTGAGAGAATAATAAATCAAAATGTTAAGTTAAAAACAGAAGAAGGTGTTGATTCTTCTAAATACTGGAAGCCAACACGAAGTAACTTATATAAGATATCTGAGAAGATGTTGAGAATAAGTGAAAAGTTGAGAAAATTTTGATGAAAGATAAAAAGCAAATACAAGAAGAGTTATCCTCACAGGATACGCAAATGATCCGTGCCATAATTCGTAAAGAGTTAGCAAGGATTTTCTTCGATTTATATAGAAAACGAACAATGTGGGAGAGATCATAAGATGAAAAATCTACTAGTTGATTATACACCATTTCACGTCGAACCTGCTATGATTACAGAATCAGAAGTGGCTAATAATGGACGTGTTATTGTAACTGGCGTTCTTCAAAGAGCTGGTGCACCTAATCAAAACGAAAGAGTTTACCCTAAACATATATTAGAGCGTGAAGTAGAAAAATATAAACAAACAGAAATAGCACAGCGAAGAGCTCTAGGTGAATTAGATCATCCAGAATCTTCAGTTGTCAACCTACAGAATGTATCACACAATGTGTTAGATGTTTGGTGGAAAGGTAATGATTTATATGGTAAGGTGGAAGTCCTTCCTACACCTGCAGGGAATATTCTTAAAGAGCTGCTAGGTATGAATATTACTTTAGGTATTAGTTCAAGAGGTATGGGGTCTGTTAAGCAAATGGCAGAGGGTACAGTAGAGGTTCAAGATGATTTTGAATTAGTATGCTGGGATTTTGTATCTAATCCATCTACACATGGAGCATTTATGAGACCATCAGGTATTAATGAATCAGTTCAACATAAAACAGTTGACAAATATAGTAAAGTAAATAGTATTATTAATGAGATGTTATGTGACTTAACATGTAAATGCGCATTACCAAATCAGGAGTAGTAATGAAATTAACAAATATTTTAAAAGAAAATAAAAAGCAAGAAATAACTCGCCAAATTACTAAAGAAGATAAAGCAGCTATCATGGATGCAGTATCAAAATTTAATAATTTTGCTTCTTCAGTTTATAAAGTTAATGAAATACAAGAGATGGTTGGTGCTATAAAAGAATTAGCATCTGGTGCATCTGCTTTAGCATTGAATGAAACAGAAGATTGGTTTGATAGTGTAACTGTAAAGAGAGATATGAAAGAAGTATCTAACTCTGTTAAATTGTTTGAAAAAACTGCAAAAGAGATGACTCAACTACAACAACGTTTAGAATCTGTTTATGAAGATATGGGTAATAAGCTAGGAAAGTATTATGATATCCATGAAGCTGATAAAGGTGATATGGATGGTGATGGTATTGACGAACCAGATGAAGAAGAGTATTTAGATAACAAAGATGCTGCTATCAAAAAAGCTATGAAGATGGAAGCTATCATGAACGAAGGTTCATCTACAGAAGAGAAGCGTATTGCTATGATGGCTGTAAGAAAGCAAGCTAAGTATAGAGGGGTTGGTTTAGAAATGGCTATCCAAGATCAGATCAATGCTCTAGAAGACTTACAGAGAGATGCTAAACGAGGAAAACTTAAGTAAAAAGTTGCCTTTTAGAAAATCATTTCTTATATTTAGGTATTATTAATCATTTAAGTTATAAGTATGCAAAAAAGACGCAAAACTGGTAAACGTTATACTCCTAGAGATTTCGTTAACCCGGGCTCTCCATTAGGAGTAAAAATCCCAGATTCATCTGACTTTGCGCTTGAGAAAGGTTTAAGGATCTTCAAGCGACAATTAAAAGAGTCAGGTAAGTTACAAGAGTGTAAAGCTCGTAGAGAATACACTAAACCTAAAACAGCTCGTCGTAAGAAGATGAATGACGCAATTCGACGACAAGCACTTCAGCACAAAAAGGAGGTGGCGTTTTGGGGAGATAGGTCTTGGACTCTAATTGTAGATGGTAAGGCTATCTAAAACACATTAAATATAGTAAAAATTATTAAAAACACCGGAAAAATTAAAAACTTTTCCGGTTTTTTTATACCTTTAGTATATATGCATATATTTATATGTGTACAAAATACACTATCACTCTTAATATAGTGTAGCTACATAACAAATTTCTATTAAGGTTCCTAATAACCTTATTTCCAATTAAAATATACGGGAGACAATAATGTCAAAAGACTTATTAAAAGAGGCAATCGCTGACGCTAAAGCTGTACGTGAAACTGCTATCGCAAACGCAAAACTTGCTCTTGAAGAAGCTTTTACACCAAAACTTCAATCTATGTTATCTACTAAAATCTCTGAAGAACTCGAAGATGAGGACGAAGTAGAATTAGAAGATGCATATCACGCTGAAGGTGAACACGAAGATGAAGAAATTGCATCTGAAATGGCACACGGCGATGAAGAAGAAGTAGAAGAAGGTAACTACGAAGAAGACGTAGAAGCTGTAGCTGATGAAGAGGAAGAAGATGATTTAGAGCTAGAAGCTATCATCCGTGAACTTGAAGGTAGTGAAGCTATCGAAGAAGGTGCACATGAGGATGAAGAAGAAGCTGTTGAAGAATCTGTAGAGGAATCTGTAGAAGAAACAGTTGAAGAATCTGTTGAAGATTCAGCTGAATTAACTGAAGATGAGGAAATTAATCTTGATGAGATTATCAAATCATTGGAAGAAGCTGATGAAGAAGAGGGTGAAGAATTAGAAGAAGTAAATGAACTAGAAGAAGCTTACGCTACTATTAAAGAGTTACAAGCTACTTTACAAGAAGTTAATTTATTGAACGCTAAATTGTTATTCTCTAACAAATTATTCAAGTCTAACAACTTAAGTGAAGCACAAAAAGTAAAAGTTATTGAAACTTTTGATAGAGCTGCTAACTTAAGAGAAGTTAAATTAGTTTACTCTACGTTGACTGAATCGTTTAACGATAAAAGAGCGCCAAAAGCTAAAATAGCAGAAGGTCTTGCTTCTAAAGCAGTAAAATCTACAAAACCTTCAAAAGAGGTAATTGTTGAATCAAACGATCTAGCAGATAGAATGAAACGTCTAGCTGGATTATTGTAAAATTAAAATAAATATTGGAGACTAAAATGTCAAATATTTCAGAATTATTAAACGATGCTCAGTCTACTTACCGCCAACAATTGGCTGAGACTAAGCAATACGTTTCGAAATGGGAGAAGACAGGTCTTTTAGAAGGTGTTGACACAGATTATGAAAAACATAATACTGCTATCCTTTTAGAGAACCAAGCTCGTCAACTTATTTCGGAAAACTCTAAGACTGGTGCTGCTGGTTCTGAAGAGTGGAATGGTGTAGCTTTACCATTAGTACGAAGAATCTTCGGTGAAATTTTCGCTAAAGAATTCGTTTCTGTTCAACCTATGAATTTACCATCTGGTCTTGTTTTCTGGTTAGATTTCAAATACGGAACTGGTAGAGGTGAACATGATCTTAACAGTGATGTTATGGGTAACACATCAGGCTCTACAGCACAAGGTGGTCTTTACCAATCTGCTACTGATGGTGACGGCGCAAAAGCTGCTTACACATTAAACAAAGCAACATTCACTACAGGATCTACTGGTGCAATTAGTGATGACGCAACATTTACCGTTGCTGTATCTCAATTAACTAATATTGATTCAGATTTAGCTGGTGCATTCTATGCTGTATCTTCATCAGGTGTTATTTTATCTGATAATGCAACGCTTAACGCTGCAGGTACTACACTAACATTTACTGCTGATGCTACAATCGCTGCAGGTTCAGTTTTTGATATCGCTTACTACCAATCAGCTAATGATCAAGGTGCTGCTAACAGAGGTGACTTCGAAGACACTACTGGTGGTAACCCTGATAAAGGTGCTTCTGGTGATATCGGTATTCCAGAATTGAACGTTGAATTGAGACAAGAAGCTATCATCGCTAAGACGCGTAAATTGAAAGTTGTTTGGTCACCAGAGTTCGCTCAAGACTTGAATGCTTACCACTCAATTGACGCTGAAGCAGAATTAACTTCTATGTTGTCTGAATACGTTTCAATGGAAATTGATCTAGAAATCTTATCTATGCTAGATAACGCTGCTGTATTTACAGGTGAAACTTTTACGCTTGAAACAGCTGCTAATGGATATGCTCCTCAAGGTGTATCAAATGCAACTGCAAGATATGACTTCGGTACTTGGGCTCAAACATTGGGTTACCAAATGCAAAAAGTATCTAACAAAATCCACAAAGCTACTATGCGTGGTGGTGCTAACTTTGCTGTAGTATCTCCAGAAATTGCTTCTATCATTGAATCAATTCCAGGATTTGGTGCTGATACTGACGGTACTAAAACTCAATTTGCAGCTGGTGTAACTAAAGTTGGTTCTTTTGCTAACAGATACACTATCTACAAAAATCCATATAGAGCTACTGAACAAGGTATCTTAATGGGATTCCGTGGAAATCAATTCTTGGAAACTGGTGCTGTATATGCTCCTTACATTCCATTAATCATGACTCCATTGGTGTACGATCCAACAAACTTCACTCCAAGAAAAGGTGTGATGACTCGCTACGCGAAGAAAGTTGTTCGTCCAGAATTCTATGGAAAAGTAAGCGTAACTATCAACTAATTATAGTTACCATATCTAATAAAAGAGTCCTGAGAAATCAGGACTTTTTTTATTTGTAAAAGATTGTAACTCGATATTTATAACATATGGAGGACACTATGGCTAAGCAGTTTATAAATGGACCTAAAAATAATAAAAAAGGTTATAGATTTTTACTATCGTTAAATGAAGAACAAAAATTAGCGAAAGCAGTAATACTAGAGAATACGTTATCAATTATAAAAGGTAAAGCAGGTTCAGGTAAAACATTATTAGCTTGTCAAATTGCTCTCCAAGAAGTATTAGAAAAACGAAAGAAAAAGATAATAATAACGCGACCAACTGTATCCAAAGAGGATTTAGGGTTCTTACCTGGTGGTGTAGAAGATAAGATGGCACCTTGGGTGGCTCCTATTTATTCTAATATGTTTCAGCTGTTACGTAAAGAAAGAGTTGAAACTATGATAAATAACGGTGTGATAGAAATTGTACCTGTATCATATATGAGAGGTAGAACTTTTTTAGATAGTTGTGTTATTATTGATGAGTGTCAGAACTTAGATCATGACCAAACACTAATGATATTACAACGTATTGGTATCAATAGTAGAATGATGTTTTGTGGTGATACAGATCAAATAGATCTTAAAAAAGAGAGTGAAACAGGATTCAAATTTCTATCATCTGTAGATAGTGTTGCTGGATTACATACAATAGAGTTGTTAAATAATCACAGACATCCAATATTAGATGATGTATTAAAAGTCTATAAAGACTATAAACATGATAAAGGGATAAAATAATGGCTGCGGGTAGATACAATTTTCAAATCGAGCAAGGCTCTACTGTTGATTTTACCATAAATTATACAGATTCTAACAGTACACCAATCGACTTAACTGATTATGAAGCAAGGATGGATATAAGACCGGAAGCTGGTTCAGATACATTATATGCTACCTTATCTTCTAGTATAAACACTGATTTTACAGGTATTCATATGCAACCTCCTAATCCAGATGGTGCAGGCGTTCTACCTAAATCTTCAGGCTCATTAAGAATTTATATATCAGCTGCAACTTCGTCTGCTTTTGACTTTAGAGCTGCTCAATACGATTTAGAAATATATAGTGGTAGTGTACCTGTTACAGTTAATAAAATTTTAGTAGGTCAAATAAATTTAACTAAAGAAGTTACTACATCACCGTAATATGTCTGATTCACCTAATATAGTAAATATCACCGTCCCGGTTGGTAGGATAGAGGTTATCGATAATAGTAAATTATCGAGTCAAGTTATTATTGTCGATCTACCTGATAATGTTATAAAAATTCAGGAAGGTGCAACTACTAATATAATACCTACAACTACTGATACATCTACTATAACTACCGAAACAGTTCGTACTAATGTTATTCAAGTAATAGATCAAGGTCCTCAAGGAGTTAAAGGTAACACAGGAATTCAAGGAATCCAAGGACCTACCGGTCCAAGAGGGCCATACGGATTAGGTGTTAATATTTTAGGTGTTACCTCCTCTCAACATATTTATAACGAGACAATAAATGATATCGACGCTATTCCTACAGGTAGCTGGTATATATTAGAAGATTCAGCTGACAGAGGAGATGGTATATCTGGATCTATAGGTGACGGATTACTTTATACTGGTCTACCTTGGCTTAATACAGGAAAAATTCAAGGTCAAGACGGTGATCAAGGAATTCCTGGTCCTGGTATAAATTCCGTTAGTTATAATTCTGCTAACGGATTACTTACATTTCAGCGAGATGACGGTGTTTCTCTAACACCTGTAGGGCCAGTAAATGGTTTGGATGGAGATGATGGAGACGATGGAGCTGATGGTGTTGGTATTGATACTATTGAAATCGATAATTATAATCTAATGGTAAAATTAACGAATCAGGATGAAGCTGTTTCTTTAGGTAATATCCAAGGCCCACAAGGTCCACGAGGTCCTCAAGGTCCAAGTGGAGGAGGTGGAGAGGGTTCAGGCGGTACAGCTGCGTTAACATCTGCTATAACAGTAGGTAAAACAGTAGGATTTTTAGAGAAAGGTACAACGTTAAATATAGGTACAACCTTTCAGCAAATTATGGAATTAATATTCGTAGAACCTTACCAACCAGCTGTTGGTGAAGTCTCATCACTAACTGTAAAAAATGGTAGTACAACAATATCTAATAAAACTATAAACTTTGGTTCTAGTATTACTTTTAATACAGTAGCATGGTCAAGAACAACAGGGGAAGGTGGTACTTTACCTTATATAACACAGGTGTATGCAAATAATGAAACACCAAGTTTTAGTGTATCTGCTGGTAATGATAACACATCACCATTCACATTTTCTTCTAAGACATTATTTATAAATCCTACTGATCTTAAGAATAATAATGATTCACATCAGATACGTGTAAAAGCTAATGCGATAAAAACTGATGGTAGTTCTCATGCTCTTACCGGATTAACTGTTACAGTAAACACCCCGAGATATTTCGGCGGTACAACAGTAAATATTAATTCCAGCTCAACCCAAACACCTGCTGGAATTGCTTCAATTAATTCTGTTTTAAATAGCATAAAAACACAGTCAGTAAAAAATCAAGTAAGTAAACAAACAAAATTTACAGGTAATTCAAATACAACAAACGCATCTAAATATGTATACTTTGCTATACCATCCTATCTTGGTAATATTACTGATGTTAGATATTTTAGTAATCCAGGTACTAATCAAATGACTACTATAGCTCAGATAATAACAGATTTCAATTTTAGTATTGGTTCACAATCATTAAAATTTGATATATATAAATTTGATATACCAGGTGCAATACCTAGCGGTGAAGAGGTGACGGTAAAATAATATGTCAAATTATAAAGTTCTTTTTACAGGCGGATTATATATTAATAATAATATTATTCCTTTAGTACATATTGATAATGTTCAAGGTAACGTCCGTATCGTAGCTTCCCTATCTACTGTAGCATCGGAAATTCCTAGTGCACATAGAACAGCTGGTATGATTATTAAAACAAGTAGTAATAACAAATACTACATGTATAAAAACAGTAATATCAATAACTTTAGTACACAATCCAATTGGCAAGAGTTAGGCAGTGGTAGTGGTGGTAGTGGTACTACAGGTGCTACAGGTGCATCTGCTTATGAAGTTTGGCTATCTGCTGGTAACTCAGGTACAGAGCAAGATTTTATTGAATTTCTTACCGGTACAGAGTGGACAAATGGTACAGGTTCACCTAATCCTGCAAACGGTGCTATAGGTGATTTTTACTTAGATACTAATAATGGTGAAATATTTAAAAAGACAAGTGCATCTGCTTGGACAAGCTTAATGTCTATCAAAGGTGCTACAGGTGCTACAGGACCACAAGGACCTCCAGGTTTAAATGGTCGACCCGGTGCAGCTGGTACATCTATTCAAACTATTACATATAGTGATACAACAGGTCGTTTAACAATTACGTTAGATGATGGATCTACACCTATAGTAACATCACCGTTAACAGGTTCTGATGGAGCTGCAGGTAATGATGGAGCTGATGGCTTATCACTTTCAATAAAAGGTACAAAAACGGTATCGGAAATATTAGCACTTGGTTCTCCTAGTACCGGTGATCTATATATAGCATCTAATTCAGGTACTGTCAATGGTGTAGCAACCGTTGCTGGCGATGGTGTTGTATGGACTGGTGCACAATGGAGTAATGTTGGTGGTATTAGAGGTCCTCAAGGTGAAACAGGTGCAGCTGGAGCTAATGGTACAGACGGAACTAATGGATCACAATGGACAGCTGCCTCAGGTGTACCTGATAACTCAAATGGTGATGCAGGTGATTTTTACTATGATACAGCTACTGATAAAATATACAAAAAAGGTGCTTCTGCTTGGGCTGAAATAACTGATCTTACTGTGTTAGGGTGGGAAGGTGCCTCATACGATAACTCTACTGGACAAGTAACCTTTACTCACGCAGATCCACAATATACATTCACAACTGATGATATTAGAGGATCAGATGGCTCTGCAGGTGCAGCCGCAACTATAAATGTTAATACTGTAGTATCTTTACCTGAAGGTTCAACACCTACAGTAACGAATGTTGGTACTACTTCTGCAGCTTTACTTAATTTTGGTATACCTGCAGGATCTACTGGCCCTCAAGGTAGAGGTATTTCTACAGTTGACTATAATAGTTCTACCGGTCTACTCCAATTTACTATGGATGATGGTAGTGTTGAAGATATTGGTTTTATTAACGGTGCAGACGGAACTAATGGGGCTGATATATCATCTGCTGCAAGATCCGGTGATGACATTATCTTTACATTAAATGATACCGATTCAACACAAGTAGTATTAAGTGACATTATACCAGCACTAAAAGGTGATACCGGTAATGCAGGACCAGGTGTTGAAACAGCTGAATTCTCCGGCGATGATATAGTATTTACTTTATCTAACAACGCTGGTACATTTACATTAACCGGAGCTAAAACATCATTGAAAGGTGATAAAGGTGAAGCAGGTTCTGGTGTTAGTATAATAGCCACCACAGGGTCAGATTATATTGCAACTTTAGATACTACAACACTTCAATCAGGTAGTATGTTTATATTAGATGCATCTGGAGATGCTGGTAATGGTATATCTGGTTCAGCTGGTGAAGGTGTTGTATGGAGCGATGAAGCTTGGTCTAATGTAGGTGCAATCCGCGGCCCATCGGGTTCGCAAGGCCCTACCGGTCCTCAAGGTGGACAAGGATCACCAGGACCACCAGGTGCACAAGGAGCTACCGGTGCATACGTTTCACAATCATCTTTTTCAGGTGATGATATTGTATTTACCCTATCTAATGATGATACAGTTACACTTGAAGACGCAGCTACAAAACTAACTGGTTCGACACTCCATGCGACCGGTCCTTTTACTGCAAGTATTATTAGTGCAAGCACTAACATAACAGCTTCTGATTTATTAATAATTAATGATCTAGCTGTTGGTGATGATTTATTTTTAAATAGTACAGGTAAAATATTTTTTGATGGTGTTGATGGTAGTGAGTATATAACTAGTCCTACAACAGATATACTTGAAATAAATGCCAATAATAAAGTAATAAACGACTCAGATCTACAAGTAACTGGTAATATAACAGCTTCTGGTAATATAAGTTCCAGTGGAGTTATAGAAGCAGATACTCTAACTGCTAATAATTTAGTATTTAATCAAGGTGCAACTTCAATAAAAATAGAAGCGCCTGATGAAGCATTCTACACTGTTGAAGGTTATGGACGAGAAGGTGCTGATATTACTATAGAGGCTGGTAGTGCATACGGCCTAGGGCACACAGGTGGTAATTTAATATTACGTCCAGGTTTTGGAGCCGGAACTGCTGATAGTGGTGATATAACATTGCATACTGTTGGGAGTGGAGGGACAGGTGGATCTGGTTCTATTTTCCTTACTGCACCTATTACTCAGATTAGCGATAATTTAAATGTTTTGGGTCAAATAACAGCAAGTGGTGTTATTAGTGCAAGTAATATAGTATTGGACGGTATACCTAATTTATCTGCTTCCCTTGCTGCAGCAGAAGCTGGAGGTGATGATTTAGGTAATCACACCGCTGTACAAGCTCTTAATATGAATGGTGAGGATATAGTTAATGTTAACAACATAACCTTCTCTCCTGGAGCTACTTCTATTAAAATTGAAACACCTGATAGGTCTTCTAATGCCGATGGAGCTGATTTAACTATTGAATCAGGTCATGGATTCGGCCCTTCAGGTGACGGTGGTGATATAAAAATAAATGCCGGGCCTGGTTCAGGCTCTGGTTATGGTGGTGATATTATAATATCTCCCGGAGCTCACGATTTTTCCTCTCAATTCTCAGGTTCTGTAAAGTTACTATCTGATAAAGTTACTATTGAATCTGCTACCTTTGGTGAACCTGATTTAATTCTTAAAGGAAATGTTAACTCTCACATCGGTTCACCCTCACTGTTTTTTCAACGTGAAAGAGCAGACGGTACGGGGTTAACAGATAACACTGTTATAGGTCAAGTATTCTTTAACGGTACAGATGCATTAAGTAATGACCAGACATACGCTAGAATTATTAATATAGCTGATGATACTTCTAATGGTAGTGAGCGTAGTACGTTAGATTTCGATGTGAATACTTTAGGTAATTTCACCCTTCGTACAGGACTGTCTCTCCACGGTGGTGGTATTGACGATGAAAAAACTTCTTACCGTATTGATGTGAAATTAGGAAATCCAGGTACAAACTCTACTTCAAGAACTATAGTTCAAGGTAGATTGGAAGTTGATGAAAGTATAACTGGTTCTGCTGATATAAGTGCAAGTGGGTTATTATTCGCTAGCGCATCTCACGCCCCTACTCACTACGATGATTTACGCTCCGTTATCTATGATAAAGCATCAGGTAGATTTTACTACACAGGTAGTTACGGTGTAGGTTCACAAGCTGGAGGGGGTACAGGTGATGGAATATTTACTACTGTTGGTAACGAAAAACTAACAACTAATCATTTGAATATATCCGGTACTCTTGATATACATACATCAAGTAATGCATTAGTCCAAGTATTAAATAACGAGCTTGTCAATGGAAAAGTTTTTTCACTATCCGGTACATCTTTTTATGAAGGAGCTACTAATACACAACTAGGTTTAACATACGGTACAGCCCTATCAAAAGATTGGTTTACCTTTACTGGTGGTATCCCTAGGTTAGGTATTAATGCTAGTAATCCGGAGGCAATGATTCATCTATCACAATCTCATGGTAGTCAACCTGAAGTAAGATTTGATAGTGCTTCCGTAGCTCTAAAAATTGGTTTAGATAAGGTAGGTGGTTCTTATATATCTTCATCTAAACTAACTCTAAACAGTGATGTTCAGATCGCACCTGGTGCTAGCTTTACCTTCAATAACAGTGGTGATGCTGAATTGACAACAGGTACAGCTATACTTAAAATAAACCCATCAGGTCAAGGAATAGGTGTTGTACAGATGCAAAGTAGTTTGCATGTTGATAATGATGTAATATTAAAAGAGCAGGTAATAGCACGCGGTTACAGTCTGTCTGGAGCTCCTGAATTTATAGATAACACTTTATATGAAGAAAATGGATTATTAAAATGGAATGGTAAACCAGTATTAACAAGTCCTTGGGATTATAAATTGCCTACACAGGGATTAACTTCTAACAATGACTTTTCTATTACCACAATTCAACCTTCAAGTAAAGTTATTTTTACTACACCATCGATTGAACTTAATAGTGCTATTACAAGTAGTAATGAATCGATAAACTTTGATGTACCATTTGCTGTTCCTAAATATAACTCAGAAGATGAGGTCAAGCAAATACCAACAGCTAGTTTACGAGGTGGTGAACTAGTTTATGTACAAGGAGAAGCAGGTCCCGTTGATGTACTTACAGGGATTAGTAAATTTGGTCCTGGCGGTACAAATACTAACATTGAACACAGCCTACATTTTCCAGAAGCCGGATACTCAGGTTACGGAACTTACAATGCAACTAACTTAAATAATACTATTGTAAACCCTGAAGGTAATAGAATATTATTATCTGGTGTATATGATTGGGATGCTGGTAAACGCTTTTCTGTTTACAGCCTTTCCAATACCGGGCAACTGCGTATTGGTAGAGTTATAAAGTATGATGCTGAATTACTGTATATATCAAATATTTCAAGTCCTGGTTGGGCAACATTTACAGGGACTACACGACCACTCATTGTATTAACAGTTATTCGCGGATATGATGGATCACCTGTACAAGCCCATTCAGGAGGTATAGCAACCTCTTTCTCTGATAACAGACCTTCCGGTACAGTAAACAATATGGCTATACGTACGGTACAGCAGCAAGTATTAACAGCTGGGCAAATGTGGATGTGGCAACCATTTACAGATACATGGAGAAATATTCCTACAGGCTCTCAGTATTTAGAGCCGGATAATAGTTAATATGATTAAATCTTACAAAATAAGAGTTACAAAAATTGACAAATTTGTTTTTTTAGATAAATATGTTAAAAATACTAGCATTAAAATAGCTAATACATTTCCTACTATACCTAATGTATTAATATTGCATATGACAGTAAAACAACTTGATATGTTATTGCGTACTAACCTAGTTGCAAATTACTATGATTTAGGTAAAGATGAAGTAGTTGAGGATATTGATTATAATAAATTTGCTATATATGAAAAAGGCGATTTACCAGATGTTGGTGTAGAAGCTGCTACATTAAAAGGGATGTTTGGTTTAAATCCTACAGAGCCTAGTATGTCTTATGTAGATTATTACTACAGCCTAGGTTCTTTTTCACAATCATATAGTATAGTAAATTCCGCTAAAGATAATGTACCCGATTTCATTGGTTATGGATCAAGATCTAGTGATTACGATCATACTCTTACTGAAGGTGAGATGTTAGCTATCGGAACATGCATTATTAATAATTTTGATATGATGCCTAAAAGTTGGGGATTGTGGAGATTAACTATACCTAATGAGCGTATTACAGGTAGTATTGATTATTTAAGTAATGTAACTTTAAATGAGTTATACCCTGTTTCTGAATTTCCTGATGGAATTCCTGATAGCTGGATTAATCCTGACTTAGAATTAGGTATACCTGAAGACGTAGAAGAGGTAGTAGATGATACACCGGAACCACCAGTAAGTGAAAATGTGTTAGGTGATAGTGATATACATAATATTACTTTAGATAATGGTTTTAATTTAATTTCTACATTTATAGATACTACTGGTAGAACTGCATATGATATATTTTCTGGTAGTTTATATGATACAACTACTAATGCTTACGTTTTACCGAGCCGTGTAACAAGTTCAGCTGTATCGTTAGATATGAGAAATGATCATGGATATTTAGTTTATAACAGCTCTTTAGATACTAAGTATATTATTCTTAGTGGTAGTGTGGTTAATAATACAACCGCATCGTTATGGAGAGTATCACCTACAGGTGACGATGGTTTTGCAGAAGAAGGTGGTGTTTGGGCTAATCAAATACCTGTTTACAGTACAGCTCCATTTACAGTAGAGGAACTTTTAACTTACAATGAGACATATAATACTCAATTTAATAGAGCATTTATAGGAAATATAAAAGTTGTAACTGGTGAATTTTGGAGTAGTACCTTTAGTTCTTTAACTAGAGATATTCAACCTGGAGAATCTTTAATAATATCTCTGACTAATGCCGTACCTGCATCAACTTTACCTGTAAAATTATTATTTCCTAGCACAGCAGAAGGCCTTCAAGCAACTCAAGTTATTCCTTTAATACATGGTCCAAATCTTATCAGTACTTACATAGATATGACTACAAATGGTAATAATAAAATTAATTCATGGAATCAAATTATTAATACTAGATTATTTTCAACCACAGTAGATTCACCTGAAAACAGAGAACCTAATCCTCAATCAGTTATTACTCAAATAAAGGATAAGAACAGAATAGAACATAACTATGAATCCTCACCTATACTTTTGATAAAAAATGGAAACGGTGGTATTATTGATTATCGACAAAGCGATAAATATGACGGGATAGGACAGTGGAATAATTATGAAGGCCTACTGGTTAAAGTAGATGGTAGTGGTTACCAGCTACGTGTATCGGGTTCAGTAATAAATCGTTTCACTCACACTTACGGTGCTGGTAATCATATAATAGGCTTTCCATCTTTAGAAGAAATTAATGCAGTTGATTATTTTCAAGGTTCAGAAAATGTCATCAGACAAGTAACGAATAATGATGGTAAAGCTTATGTACCTGGGCAAGGGTTTAATGGTATTGGTAATCTAGTACCTGGTCAGGCTTACAATCTTAGTACTGACGGTAACGTCACCGTTAATATAATTAATGATGTAGGTATTGTAGGCTGTACAAACAGTAGGGCTTCTAATTACAATCCTTCAGCAACAATTGATGATGGTTCTTGTAGAATATACGGCTGTACAGTTATAGGAAGTTCCAATTACGACCCGGAAGCAACTATTAATGATGGGTCTTGTCAATTATTATCTCGACAAGTAATTCCTATTTCCCTCGGCTGGAACCATATTAGTACTTTTGTTGATATGAGTCAAGAGCCTTTTAATTCGTATACAATAGGTCAATTATTTGATAATAACTTTTATTCAACTGATGATCCATATCAAGTGAGTGAAGCTAACTTAATTGGTGGTAGTGGTATTGGATTTGCTAGGCAACATGGTAATGGTAATGACGCGCCTATTCTAGATTGGACATCTGGAAGTCTTGATACTAACGGCGTTCAACTAAAAAACGATGCAGGTATTGAAGTGTTTTCATTGAATAGTGGGTTCTTACATTTAGTTGGTAATCTTAAGATTACTAATGAAATTGTATTAAGTAATGGTATAGGACTTTATTCTTTACCTGTACCTACACCTTCCAATATAAGTATATCTGATTGGATTGCATTTAATGAAACATTTGATTCAAACTTTCAAAACAAATTTGATAAAATTTATGGTACAGGAGTCAGTCCATGGCCATTAGCAGGAGGTTTAGAAACATTTGAACCCGGTAAAGGATATTTTCTTTCAACAACTCAAACCGGATTAACTATTCGTTATAATGTTGAGAAGGTTGAAGGCTGTACTAATAAGTTTAGCTCTAACTATAACCCTAAAGCTAATGTAGATGATGGATCATGTTTACCACCTCCTAGCAATGCTATTGCAACTACACAAGTTATATCTCTACCTCCACAATCATTGGTAAAAACTGTAAACGCGTTTGATATTAGTATTAGCATAGATACTAATAGAGATTTAGGTGAGTTACTAGAAGATAGTTTATTTGCTGAAACTGATTTAGATATATCCTCTATTATACCTACTGCAGAACAACCGGGGATTTCTAGTGTTGTAACTAGTATATTTGAAAGAAAGGCACCTGAATATCCACTCTGGACTACCAATAATCCATCATCGAGAGACAATCTAGGAACTGTTAATAAAACAGGATCTTATAGAGTTCAATTAAACCCATTACGTGATCTTACTAAACGTTATGAATTTAGATTACCTGGAGAGGTATCTAGCGATATAAATTTCGTACACACTTTCAATCTCACAGCTGGGATAAATTTTATTGGTGTACCGTGGGGTAATTTAGGTGTGTTTGACACCGACCTTGCTAATCAATATGCTTCCGCTTTAGATGTATTTATCAGTATTGGTGATAAAATAACATATGTAAAAACTAACTCAGGAAAAACATGGTTCCCGCTGCTAAATACCACAGATATTAAGATGATACCTGGTGAAGGTTATCAAATTAAAGTAACACAAGATGCTTCTGTAAGTATATCTGTTGCAGATATAATTGATTTTACTAAATTGAGATATTTATAACAGTAACGAGGTTGTAATGTATAAAAAAATTAAAGATTATATTATCAGTACACCTGAAATGATTTCGTTTCAGGATTATATAGATAACTACCAATATACAAGTGATATTACAGGTGCTAATGTAGATGTATGTATAACAGATAGTAGTTACGATATAATGCATTATGAATTTAGAGATAATATCCAGCTAGTTGATTGGGGATATCTATTAAATAATCCTAATTGTACTTTTGAGGAGTGGAGAGCTCAAGATGTTACATATGAAGAATTAAATAGTACCATTGCAAGATACTTTCAAGAGATTTTAGATGACGCTGTTTCTCAAGGTGGACTCCGAGCTTATCATCCTGAGAAAAAGAGAATGGTGACAGAATGGTCCCCATTTACTCTCTCTAATTACAATTATAAAGGTACATATAGTAATAAACTAAAAAGGGATGGTTTAGATTTACGCTTAGGTCATTATATGACACTTCAAAGTGTATCTTCACATGGAACTAACTGTTTATCTAATATTGTTGGTAAAACAACTGGTTTAGCAAAAGATGCTCATATATACTTATGGGGCTACAAAGCATCAAGTACATATAAACATAACAAAGATCTAGGAATTGCAAATATAACACCAGCTGCACTACTTGCACAGTGTAAACAGAGATCAGGTATACGGAGACCAACTATACACTCAATGTCATTAGGTATAACAGGCGATCCTAATTTGCCTGCTAGAGCTAACATGGTTACTAATCTCAACGTTGCTCCCATCATTCCATCTGCTGTATCTCAGAGTTCAACAGTACAAGGTACTAACGGTGATATAGAAATTACTATACCAGACGTAGTAAAAAAGTTTTGTGAAATTGCTACACGTGTTACAGCGTCAGATGCGAATACTTTATCAGGTATAGATAGTAGCAAAAATGAGACAGAAGGTACTCCTATAGTATTTGAATACTCTGGCAGCTTGCGTTACGACCGTGAAACATTACTAGAGCAAAATGAAATAAAAGATTATATTGAAAAAACTTTTAATTTATCTAGTCACCTTAATTATTTACAATCTTTGAATACAAAATTTTATGACGACGCCGATTTTTACAATGAGGCATACGTACAAACCATTAATTTACAATATGGTGTTCACCCGCTACCTCGTACAATTGATGATCAACTTGATAAAGATAGTTACGATGTATTCTACGATCATGGCGGACATTCATTCCGATCAGCAGGTAATTCACACTTTAACACAGATTTTCTGTCTAACATGGAAGCTAGAAAGAAGTATATCGATGAAAATTTTTTAGGTGGATTTGCTAACACGCTTGCGTATGAATCAGCATCCCTTATTAATACTAGAGAATATACTTTGAAGGAGGGTTTAACACCTACCAACGAACCTATTATAGGTGTACGTTCTACCTCTAATTATAATTATTTAGATACATTAAAAAATCTTCCTAGTAAAGGTATAATAGAGCGTTCAGGAAGCCTAACTCCACATACTGCAATAGGATACAAATGGCCCAAGGTATGGAGAGTAAAGCCTGTTTGGTCTAATATCGGTCTTAAAGATGTGTGGGATGATGGTACAACATCGTTTATTTCTATGAGTGAATCAACCTTACCATTGATAGCAACATCTAGTGAAGGTTATATATTATTTGCACCTACCACATCATCTTTACCTTACATGCATATTGAAGGTACGGCTGTTGAAAATACTAGAGTTGACACGTTTAAGTATCCACCACCTACAATCGACGGAACAACCGCGCATCAACGATTACCTATGTACAGTACAGCCTCAATAACACTTGAAGAGCTTTTAACTTACAACGAACAAAATAATCAAGACTGGATTGACGGTGGTTATGACCGAAATGTCATCGGTCAAATTAAAGGTGTTACTGGTATAGGGTTCCCATATCTACCGGCTACGAGTCTTACTTTATACCCTGGTAGATCATATTTTATTGTACTAAAAGAGAGTGAAGATGTTCCTGATACAGTTTCTTGGATTTTTCCACACACTACAACTGGTATTGTAACACAATCGATTGCATTAACAGAAAGATGGCAGTCGTTTAGTACATACGTTAATGTTGATTTACCGCCTCACAATAAACCGACTCTAGCATCTCTAATATCTAGCTCATTGTACAATACGAGCGATCCATTACTGAGGTCCAGTGATACAAAGGTTAATATAGAGTATATTAACGAAACCAAGGGTAAAGATGCTACACAACGAACTACTCAAGATCCTGAAAATATTACTTTGTTAGCTAATAGTGATGAAAACGGTATTTATACCTCCTCCCCTGAGCGCTACACTCAACACACTTCATTCCCAAGCAATGGTGTATTTATAACCGGTTCTTATATTAATAATACCTTACCTAGATTACAAGGTATGGTCAATACTGATATAGAAGATCTTTCAACACTCGAGGATTCAGATGACCAAGTAGAAATAATTGAAGGTGCACGCTTTACAGATGATTTAACAATTAAATCTTATCACGCTAACGATGCATATAATATCGCTTTTCCATTTCAGTGTTGTAGATTACATCCTGCGTTCTCAGTTTTTGGTTCACACCCTGATCTATATGAAATTAATGAAATATTTGACCAATTAGATTCAGATTCAAGTAACATAAACACCCTTGTAAATGATACACCTGAAAAAGTTAGTGCTCTAAAAAATATTGTTGATAATTACAATTATATTGGATTGCTTCTACATCCCTATGATGATGAAGAACAAATTATAGATAACGAGCCATTGATGTTCATCCATTACTATGACAGCGACGCACATTTAGGTATTTTACCAGATACAGAAACGGAATTTAAACTAAAAAATCCAGAAGCTACATCACCGCTAAATTCCTACTATACAGTAAATATAAGTAAAATGAGAGACGGGGAAGTGCCGAGTGCTTCTAAAATTCTTAAATTCCATACTTTGCTATCTCAAAACCTTTTATATTACAGTGCTAGTGTAAATATAGAAAGAAATATACCTCCAATTATACCTCAATCTACACTTCCAGTTACTAATAGTTTTGGTGATCAGTTTGAACTTGATTTTATTTATGGGGAAGATATAATTGATCCTGACTCCGGACTTAACCTGCATCAATTATTCAAACAGCCATGGATTAGTGAAATAATTAATTTTGATAAAAAAGAAGAAAATGTATCTGATTTAGATCTCTTCCTAACCAGACGAGCTAATTTTGGTAATTCTATACTTGTACTAAAAGAACGACCAGGGGGTAAGAGAGATTTAATAAAAATTAAACAGCCGTATTCACCGATAAGATTATCTGGATATCCTGCGAAATATGATTTAGATGAGCGCGCTAATACCGTTGGTGCATCAACTTTAGTTAGAGGTAATGATCCTACTAAAACATATGTTAGTGGTACATTTCACTTTCCTGGATCGTACTGGACAAGTAGTGTTGATAATGTAGAGTACAAACACTTTTTCACTTCTCAATCTGGTGATGATCAAGCATTTGCTGATGCACCCTCTGTTTTCTCTAATAAAGGTAATAGAGTGAGTATATGGGCTCCCGGATCCGATGTACTAGTAGCTGAAGCGACTAACAATACTTACACAACTACCGGTGTAACTTTATTAGATTATTTTAATACAGGTAGTGATTATTATAGATACCCATTTTTACTTGCAAGTTGCTCGTTTGATAATATGAGAGATTCTAATAATAATACTATTCCAGAGTTAGGATTCATGACAAGTAGTCAAGCATTCGTCGGAGATTTCCCTATGTCATTTGGACGAACTGCATATATTGCTAATAGAGAAATGATAGATGCACGTAGATTAAAATCATATTCATTACCTATATATGAAGATTCAACAGGTAGATTAAATTTATATAAATACACAGGAGGTACATCATTTTCATGCCCGCTAACTGCTGGTGTAGCAGCTTTATGGTTAGATTTATTTCCTGAACTTACACAATTAGAACTCCGTGCAGTAATGCAAGCTTCTAGTTATAGGGGTGCATTTAGAGAAGAAAACCTGTTTGGACCAGATACTGTTCGTAACATTAATGATTTTGATAGATTTTTATTTGGTATTAGTAGTAATGTAGGTATTAGCAATTCTGATTACCCTAGCCAAATTCCTTACTTTAATGTCTCGAGTAGTGGAACTCATACCCGTGAATACTACCATGAACGTATAAATTCAGATTTGTTTTCATCTAGCTATCAAAGATTTTTTGCAGATCCAACTAACACGTTTAATATTGAAAATGGTGAACGAAAAAGGAAAACAGCTGAACAACGGTTCAGGCGCTATCTCCTCAGTTACTCAGATTTTAATAGAAATCGTAGTTTATATGGTGCTTTTAATGGTGTAGCTCACTGGCCTTTCTCTAAAACTAATAGATCAGAAATAACTGGTAGTATCAATAACTTATCTATTAATGGAGTAATGACTTTACTTAATTCTACCTTACCTACTGGTAGTGAGAAGTTAAATATTCAATATTAATTAAAATACCTATGCCTTAACACAGTTTTGTATATTTATAATATATAACTATTTAGGAGACAACATGGCAACATCGTCGTATTATGATGGAACGGAATTATTCGTAGGTGCTTATCAAGAAGTACCTATCGGCACATATAGTTCAGAAATAGATTTTAGAAACGATTGTAACAATGCAACATTATGGTGTGCAAGACGTTTAGGCTACCCTATGGTAGATATCGAGCTTCAAAGTTTACAATTTTGGGCTTGTTTTGAAGAAGCAACTCTAGAATATACAGCTCAAGTAAATAGATTTAATATTCGTGAAAACTTACTTATCGCTAAAGGGTCTAGTACAGGGTCAGATTTCTCACACAAACATTTAACTCCTAATTTAGGAAGTATAATCGGTATAAGTAAACAGTATGGTACTGAAGCCGGTGTTGGTGGTGATGTAACATTTTACTCTGCATCTATTGATTTAGTAAAAGATAAGCAAACATATGATCTAGATTCATTAATTGGTATTAATTCAAGCGCAGGAAAAGATATAGAAGTTCGTAGAGTATTCTATGAATCATCACCAGCTATGACAAGATTCTTTGATCCTCATATTGGCTCTGGTCTAGGTTCTCAACAAATGTTAAATTCTATGGGTTGGGGCAATTACTCACCTGCTATTAATTACTTAATGATGCCTATGTATGATGATATATTACGTGTACAAGCTATCGAATTTAATGATATGGTACGTAAATCGGCATATAGCTTTGAATTAGTAAATAATCAATTATCAATATTTCCTAGACCAACAGCTGACTCCAAATTATGGTTACAATATTTAAGAACAGAGGATAGGGATAACCTGTTATTAGGTGATAAAACTGCAGTATCAGATTACTCAAATATGCAGTATAGTAACTTTAAATATGCTAATATTAATGATCCTGGTAAGCAGTGGATTCGTAAATATACTCTTGCATTATGTAAAGAATTATTAGGTATTGTTAGAGGTAAATATCCTTCAATACCTACTCCAGGTGGTGAGACATCGTTAGATGGTGATACATTAAGATCTGAAGGTGCAGCAGAAAAGGATGTACTGATAGAACAATTGCGTGAAGATTTAGAACAATCTTCCAGACGTAATATGATGGAACGTAATAGCGAAGAAGCACAATTTCAACAAGATACTATTAACAAAATACCGTTAAACATTTATATAGGATAATATGGCTTTATTTCATTCTTCAAAAGACGCAGCTTTAATAAATAAAGTAAATTATGAGTTAGTTGGTGATATTATTGAACAGCTTGTAAATGTGTATAAGTATGATTTAGGTTCAACTCAAGAAAATCTTTACGGAGAAAGTTCCGCAGAGAAATTGTATAGAACACCTGTTCAAGTACCATGTTTAGTTACAAAAGAAGACCAGGAATGGGAAGATTCAGAATTTGGTATAGATGTTAACCAAACTGCTACTTTTGCATTCCTTAAAGATTTATTAAAAGATAGAGCTAAAATAGCTATCGAGGTAGGAGATATTATTGAGCACGATAATGGGTATTGGGAAGTAGATGGTGTTGTAGAAAATCAATATTTTGGTGGGCGGAGACCGGAAGATAAAAACTTAAAAGATGGTGCTAGTATATCTATTATTGCATCAACTCACCTTACAAGACGTTCTAAAGTAGCTATAGAAAATAACCAAAACATTAGACCGAATGAGATAATTTAATGGCAAATAATAAACCACACAGACAAAAAGTTCAAAGAGAGGACCAAGTTCGTAGAGATACTGATACTAATCTCGATGTTAAATCAGGTTTAGTAGATCTTGATGAAACTATTAAATTTTACTGTGAAAATGTAGCAAGATTACAAATTACAGATAATAATAATATTGAGCAAAAAGTACCTGTTATTTACGGTTCACCAGAACGTTGGAAAAATGTTCAAAAGTCTAATTTTTATAGAGACACTAAAGGTAAAATCCAATTACCTCTTATTATGTATAGACGCACCAGTGTAACTAAAAATCGTGAACTCGGTATGAAAGTTGATGTTAATAATCCCTTGTACCGCTCTATAGAAAATAAATATTCTAAAGAGAGTAAGTATGACAAATTTGATATCCTTCAAGGTAGAAGTAAAGTAAGAGAATTTCAACAAATCGTTGTTCCTGATCAAGTTATTGTTACATACGATTGTATAGTTTGGACAGAGTATATCACGCAAATGAATAGAATTGTTGAAGCACTGAGCTATTCTGAAGGATCATATTGGGGTGATAATAGTAAATATCTAGTCAAAGCTAGAATTGATGATTTCTCTACCGCTACTGAATTAGTTTCAGGTAATGATAGAGCTGTAAAAACTGAATTTACAATTACACTCAACGGTCACATTATACCAAATACTATTCAAAAGCAAGTACAGCAAGGGAGTGCTAAAACATTCAGTCCTGCACAGATTTCGTTCGGTGAAAAGGTTACTGATAATTTATCTGAATAACACAAGTTTGCACTTTCTATTATATATTTATATAAGAATAAAATTACTCATATTGCATTTTTAGGAGAAATACATGGCTGAAAAAATTGTAAGTCCTGGCGTCTTTACGCGTGAAAATGACTTATCATTCTTACCACAAGGTGTTGGTGAGATTGGTGCAGCAATAGTTGGTCCGACTGTTAAAGGACCTGTAGGTATCCCTACTCAAGTTACATCATATGCACAATATGTTGAAGTCTTTGGTAATACCTTTAAGGATGGTAATGATTACTATCAATATTTAACATCTCATACAGCAGAGCAGTATCTTCAAAACGGTGGTCCATTAACAGTTGTTAGAATCGCAGGTGATGGATTTAGCCATGCTACAAGTTCAGTAGCTACAAGTTCTGCAACCCCAACAGCAGATGGTACAGCGTTTAAGTTACATACACTATCAGATGGTGCTATTCTAAATAGCTATAGTACTGAGACTACTAATAACTTATTACCGAGTGGTTCTAAAGATAATCTTAGATGGGAAGTGACTGGTAAAGATAATGGTACAGGTACATTTAATTTATTAATTAGACGTGGAGATGATACGAGCATATCTAAAACAGTTTTAGAATCTTGGAGTAATTTATCTTTAGATCCTAATTCAACTAATTATATAGCTAAAGTTATAGGTGATCAAAAATTCGAAGTACGTGGTACAGCAAGCGATCCTTATTTACAACTATCAGGCTCATACTCTAATAAATCACAGTATGTTCGTGTTGAGGTCTCAAAGCTAACTGTTGACTATCTTGATGAAAATGGTAATGTAAGAGTTGGTGATGCTTCTGCAAGCCTACCAGCAAATTCATCAGGCTCATTTGGTGGAGGTGCAGACGGCACTAAGGTTGCATCCGCTAAATACTACGAAAATATCACATCTGGTAACTCTCAAGGGTATAATTTATCTAATGGGACAAACACATCTGGTGGTGCATCATACATACAAGCTTTACAATTATTACAGAATCAGGATGAGTATGATATTAACATGATACTAGTACCTGGTGCTAATCAAAAGGATCACTCTGCGATAGTAGATAAAGCTATTAAAGTATGTGAAGCACGAGGTGATGCTTTTGCAGTTGTAGATCCTGTACCATATGGTTCATCTATAACGCAAGTAACAGATGAAGCAGCTGATTATAACTCAAGCTATGCAGCAATGTACTGGCCATGGGTTCAAATACCTGATAATCAATTAAGTAAATTAGCATGGGTACCAGCTAGTACAGTATTGCCAGGTGTTCTTGCTTTCAATGATAGAGTATCACATGAGTGGTACGCACCAGCTGGTCTTAATCGTGGTGGTATTGATGTAGCAGTTAGAGCTGAGCGTAAATTAACTCACACAAACAGAGATACATTATACCTAGGACGCGTTAATCCACTTGCAACATTCCCTGGTCAAGGTGTATGTGTTTGGGGACAGAAAACACTACAGAAAAAACCTTCTGCATTAGATAGAGTTAATGTACGAAGATTGTTAATTAACCTTAAGAAGTTTATTGCATCAACAAGTAGATTCTTAGTATTTGAAAATAATACAAATGAAACTCGAAATAGATTCTTATCAACCGTTGTTCCATATATGGAAAGAGTTCAAGAGAATAATGGTCTATTTGCATTTAAAGTAGTAATGGACGCAACAAATAACACGCCTGATATTATAGATAGAAACATAATGAAGGGTGACATTTTTATCCAGCCAGCTAAAGCTGCTGAATTCATTGTTGTTGACTTTAATGTTATGCCAACCGGTGCAACTTTCGGTGAATAAGATATTTATTATAAATAGGAGAACAATATAATGGCAGAAACTATCAGCGCACAGCAATTAATGTTTAACTCGTTCACACCTAAAGTGGCGAATAGATTCATTATGTCAGTTGGCGATATACCATCATTCATTTGTAAAAAAGTAACACGACCTAGTGTAACATTTGGTGATGTTGTAATCGATCATATTAATACAAAACGTAAATTACAAGGTAAAGCAGATTGGAATGATATTACAATCGGTCTTTGGGACCCAATCGTACCTTCAGGAGCTCAAAACGTTATGGAGTGGGTTCGTAGAGGTTATGAATCTGCAACCGGTACAGCTGGTTATCCTGATTTCTATAAAGAAGATATTACTTTTGAAGTTTTAGGACCTCAAGGTGATATTAGAGAGAGATGGGTGGTTAAAGGTGCATTTGTATCTGCTACTGATATGGGTGAACTTGATTGGGCAAATGATCAGCCATTAGAAATTAACATTACTGTTAAATACGATTATGCAGTATTAGAATTCTAATATTATAATTATAGTTAAAAAAGAGTCCTGAGAAATCAGGACTTTTTTATTGTTTATATATTTATATATACACTAATTTGCAATAAGGAGTTATAGAATGTCAGGACAAGTTATAGATACAGATTATCCAGGTGGAGTAACAAATAAAGATATTAAAGAACAAGCAATAGCTAGATCAGCAGCTGCTGGTAATTTTGAATTTCCTACTGAAATAGTTGATTTACCTAGTAAAGGTTTGGTTTATTCTAAAGATAATCCATTATCTAGTGGGAAAGTAGAAATGAAGTATATGACTGCAAGAGAGGAAGATATACTTACTAACCCTACATTAATTAAACAAGGTAAAGCTTTAGATAAATTGTTTGATGCTTTGATAGTTGGTAATGGTGATGGAAAAGCTGTTAATTACTCTGATCTTATTTTAGGTGATAAAAACGCTATTATGATAGCAGCACGTGTTCTAGGATACGGACCAGAATACGAAATAAATGTAAATATTCCTGGCACTTCTGATTCTTTCCCTCATGTCGTTGACTTAACTGAGGTAGGTAATCAAATAATTGATGAATCTCTATATAATAACTCTAACGAATTTGAATTCACTCTACCTGTTGGTAAACAAAAAATTGTATTTAAGCTACTTACAGGGGAAGAGGAAGTTAGTATTGCTAGTCAGTTAGAGCAGCAATCTTTACGAGGACACTCTAAAGGAATAACAACTAGATTAAAACACCAAATTTTATCTATTGATGGTGATACAGACAAATCAGTCATAAACAACTTTATTGATAATATGTTAATTGCAAGAGACTCTCTACAATTACGTAATTATATACTTACTGTTAGCCCAGATATCGATTTAACAGTTCATGTTACAAACTCAGAATTTAACTTTGATTCAAGAGTAAATTTACCCATCGGACTCGACTTTTTTTGGCCTAGGGTTTGATTACAAGCCCATAATACATAAAGAGATATTCTACCTTGTTTACAATGGTGGAGGTGGATTCTCTTTCTCTGATGTATACAATATGCCTGTATGGTTACGCAGATTTCATATAAAATGTCTAAATGAAACGTTCAAAGAACGTAAAGAGCATATGGAAAAACAGAATAAAGAATTGCAAAGAAAGACTCGTAAAAGGTAGGTATTTGATATTTATAATATATAACTGAGAAAGGGAGTATTATGAATTTACAAAAAATAGTAACTGCAATGCTAGGATTATTTTTCGCTAAGAAAGGTATAAAATCTATAGCGAGAAGAAAAGCGTTACAAAATCCTAAAATTCAACAAAGCATTAAAGACCTTACAGCTGAACTTGAACAACTGAATAAAGAATTGGAACAAGATTTAGAGCAAAACTAACCTATGGCTAAACGAGATAGACAAGCAGATTTAAATGCATTAAAAGCAGCAGAAGCTAGAACAGAACAGCTCGTAAAAAAGCATGAAGCTATTCTAGATCTCTATATTAAGCAAGGTAAAGAGCAAGAGCAAATTAATAAAAAAGCTAAGACTCTTGAAAATGCTTATGTAAAACTGTCTACAACTCAAGGAAAGATACTTAAAACTGAGCAAGCTATATCTCAAGAGGATGCTAAACAAGAGAAATCTCTTACAAAACAATTAGTATCTGCTGGTAGTATTTTAACTGTAACAGAGAAAATGAAAGATGCTGTGAAGTTCATTTCTGATACTCAGAGAAATACTGCTAATACTATGGGTATTACATTGAGAGAGGCTAAGAAGGTTAATCAAGAAATAGCTAAAGAATTAAAATTTGGTATGATAATTGATACTACTCGAGAGGAGATACTTGAGAGTATGAACGAGATGGATGATCTCTTTAGAAGTAGTAATAATTTCTCAGCACAGCAAGCAAAAACAATATCTATAACCGCTAATAAATTAAACATTTCTCGTGGAGAAGCAACTAAATTATCTAGTTTGATGCAATTGATTGATGGTGCATCTTCTGAAACAGCTAATGCTACATTAGCCTTAGCTAGTAATTTAGCTGATGCTAACGGTGTTAAGTTTGGTAAGGTTATGGAAGATATAGCTGGTTCAGGTAGAGATTTCTCTAATGCCACAGGTATGAGTTTAAAGAATATGATTCGTACTGCTATAGAAACTAGAAAGATGGGATTTGAATTAAACGATGCACTCGGGTTAGCTAATAGCCTTTTGGATGTTGAAAGCTCAATTGAATCTCAAATGAAGTTTAACGTGTTAACTGGTAGACAAGCTAATTTTGATAGAGCTAGGGCTTTAGTTTTAGAGAATGATTTAGCAGGTGCATTAGATGAAGTACGTAAGCAAGTTGGTGATATATCAGATCTTAACATGCTTGAGATACAAGCTCTTCAGCAAGCTACAGGTTTGCGTGCTGATCAATTACAAATATCAAACTCATTAGCTGAGAATGCTGCTACAAATGTTTCTGATACACAAGCAGCAAACCAAGCTTTTGAGGAAGGTAATGTATTACTAGCTGATCAATTATTAAGTAAAGAGCATGCAACTACAGCTGCAGAAGCTATGGAGAATGCAGAAAGAAATATAAAAGAATCTCTTGCTTCTCAATTAACAGATCAAAATAAATTGAAAACTGTTATGATTGGTATCCAATCAGTGCAAGCAGCATTAGCAGCTATTGCTACAGTTAAAGCGATTGCTGATGTAACGTCGATGTCTGCTTTAACAATAGGTGTTGGTGCATTAGCTATTGCAGCTGGTATTGCCACTGCAGTGGGATCTATGACAAGTGCATTTAGTTCTGCTAAACCACCTAAAATGGATGATGGTGTTATTGGCTCAGATGGTGGAATGATTGTTTCCGGTCCTAAAGGTTCTATCCAATTAAATAAAGATGATTCTATTATAGCTGGTACCAACTTGGGTGGTGGTGGAAATTCCGGAATAGGTGAGAAGCTAGATAAGATGATTGCTTTATTATCTCAACAAAGAGTATTAAATGTATCCGGAACGCAGTTAGCTGAAGTAATGGATCTAGAACGAGTACCAGTAGGGATGGGGTAAGATATGGCATTAAAACTAAAAACAGCAGTAGAAAATTTATATAGAAGAATTACTGGTGTACCAAAATCAGAGTTAAAGTCTCAAGGAGAGATGATTAGAGAAGATTTTACAGAAAAGCCTGGACGAGATTATCAAGCTAAGTCAGCACTATTAAATGCTGTTAATCTAACTAATAATAAATTTAAACCTAAAGGTGGAACTGCACCATATGTAGCTCAAGACTTATTAGCACCTCTAGCTAACTCTACTGAAGTAGGTCGCATAGCATCAGAACGAGCTATGCAAGCAGCAAGAGGGCAAGGTGGTACTTACGCTGACCCTCTAGTGTCTTTAAATAACGATATTGGTTCGTTAGAAAAAAATTACGGATTACGATACCCTGATAATAATGCATTCCCAGAAGATCCAGAAAATCTAGATGAACCCGGTAAAGGTGATTTCAAAGATTTAATACCTGTACGAATTGGTGATTATCAATTTAGAGGCACATTATCAGGTCTTACTGATTCATCTAACCCAACATGGACAGGTACTGGATATGCAGGACGACCAGATCAAATATATTCATATAGTGGTGTTGAGAGAACCCTGTCTTTTGATCTTATTGTGTATGCAACTAGTCATAAAGACATAAAGAAAATGTATCAGAGAGTTAACAAGCTATATGATTTAACACGACCAACACCGGATGATGTGTTCCAACCTCGTAGAATGTCAGCGCCTATCACTAAGCTTACAATAGGTGATTATTTACGAGAACAGGTAATTATGACATCTCTTAATGTTGCTCCTATAGAAGATTTATCTTGGGAAGTAAATGACCCTGATTTAGATTACCCAAGTAGAACATTAGATTTTAGATATAGAATAAATGATCTCCCATCTCCAGGAGCTACTCAGCAGCGCTATGTTGTACCACGAGCATTAAATATAAGCTTTGGCTTTACAGTGTTACATTATGAAGTTCCTACTACTGCTGCACAAGCGTTTAGTTCAGTGAAGGGTAGTAGTAATAGTTCGACAGGATATTAATATGAAGAGATATAAAAGTGCTAAAATAAAGAGAGATAATACAGGCTCTAGGTACAGACAATCAACTATATACCCTGGTGATATACCAAGACATGAAGATGATTTTTATATCTATGTACAAAGTGGTCAACGCTTAGATATGCTTGCCCAAAAATACTACAATGATGTAACTATGTGGTGGATAATTGCACTTGCTAATAATATAGGTAAAGGGACCCTTTTTGTACCACCGGGAATGAGACTTCGTATACCAAGTAAAACATCAGATTATATACAAAATTTGAGGTAGCACATGCCGAGTTATAGAGGAATAGTATTAGATTCAATCCATCCTAATATTAAAGCTGCGTTAGATGTTGAAACAGCAGGCTTTACTAAAGAGGACCCAGAATCATTTAATCATATAACAACACGTACTCCATGGATGCGTTCTGTACCATTTATTCGACCTTTAGATCCGGATAATGAAACAGTACCTAGATGGCAAAAATATGTATTATATTCTTTACAAGGGACTGATCTCGGTCCCGGACAAGTACCGCAATTTGGTAGAGTAGGGTTAGACAGTAATGATACAGGCTTGTATAGGAGTGATCTACGCAATACACCTATTCCTGGTATAACAGGTATAACAGTTAGTAATAAGGGTGATTTAGGTACAATTAGACGAGCTACATTATCTTTAAAGTGTTACCATGAGAAAGATTTAGAAGATCTTGAAATGATGTATATGGTGCCAGGTGCTAGTATTTTAATAGAGTGGGGCTGGTTTTCTAACACTAAAACTGTTCAGCCCATTTATTTAGGTGACTTACAAGAGAAAGGTAGATTATCTAATATAGATGCTATACAGGAAGAGCTCATAAAAAAGACTTTAGATGTTGAAGACTTATTACAACAGTACTCAATTAATGATCCGGAAAATACTACAGCTGGATTATACGACGGATTACTCGGTGTAGTTACTAAATTTAACTGGTCAAACGCTTCTGATGGTTCTTACGATATTCAAATAGATATTATATCTCCAAATAGTTTAGCATTAGCTATACCAACTAACACATATAAATTAGGTGGTAATATAATTGATCTCGGTGCTAAAGAGATAGGTGGAGAGCAACCTTTAATACCGGTAAATGATGTAGAATTAGTTTACTACTCTATAAACGGTAAATCTACCAGAATCCGTACCGAACAGACAAAGGATGCTATAAAAGATAATTTAGCAGATGCATCAGTTGATATATTAAGTGAAAATACTGATGATATGACAGTTGCACAGATTCTAGCTTCACCTGAAGGCTTACTTACTTTAAAGTATAGTGATTTAGCTGATAGTCTAGGATTTATTGAATTCTTTGTTGAGAATGATAAGTTAAAAGCAAGGGTAGTGGAAAGTGATCCTGGACAGACAGTTTTGCAAACCGAACAAGCAACAGACTCAGCAGGAAACACAGTTGGCGCAAAAGGTATCACAATTGTAGGGGATGATGGTCAACAGGTGTATACAAATGTTGCAAGATTTTGGAATGGTAAATCACCTATAGCTAAATTGCAGGATGTTGTTGATTCTGCATACGAGCAGTTTAGTAGTAACTTGGAAGATTCTGCAGATTTACAAGAGGAATCTGATATAACGATAGCTAACTCGATAGTGTTTAATGTTAATGGTGATAATCAGAGTGCTTTTTCATGGGGTGAAGTATCTTTTCCTTTATATGATAGTACAAATAATATACCTATTATGACTTGCAGACCAGGTATTGGAACGACGGTTGCAAAAGAAGATGAATTGTCATTTATTAATTCAGATCATAACGAAATGGGTATATCATTATATGGTGAAACTTATGTTAGTTGGAGATTTATAGAAGAGTATGTAATTAATGAATTATTTATGCCACGTGTCGGGGATGATAAATTAGCTACTAAATTTATGAGTTTGCATCCAGTAGAAAAGACACAGGAAGATTCTGATTCTGATGAAGAGCAGCCTATACAATATGAAAGTGTTAAAATTATTAATAATCAGTGGTTGAGATCTCTAGATCCTACAATTTGTATTTTACCAGGTCAGGAATTGACTGTGTCAAGTAACGGTGATGCAGAGCAACTACCTAACTCTTCACCATTAAACTCAATCAAAAATATATTTACTGTTGGAGATGGCTACTCAGAAGGCTACCTACGTAACATATTAGTTAATATAAATGTTGTAAGAGACGCTTCTAATAATGCAAGTAGTGTAAATGATTTTGCATTAGAGATACTATCACAAGTTTCAGAAGCATGCGGTAACCCTTGGTCATTTAAAGTTATTACAAATACTGCATTACAGCAAGTAATGGTTATTGATGAAAATTACGGCGGTGACTTTAAAGGATATAAAACAGCTGCTGATCAAGGTGATAATGTTTATAAATTTTCCGGTATTGGTTTAAATAATATCTGTAGAGATGTGAAAATTCAAACAAAATTACCTAATGAAGTGCAAGCATTAGCTTATTATGCAATGAGTGGTGCATCATCTACTGTTGCTAGTGATATAAATATGTTTAAACTATATGGTACAGGATTAGAGGATAGACTTAAACCCGTCTTTACTAGCGATATAAAAAGTGAACGTGATGATATTGAATTAGCCAATATATGGCAACGATATCAGGATTTAGTTATAAGAACACGCTTTGAATTATCTACAGGTATTAGTGGTACTCGAGGTTATAGAGAAGCTATTAATATTGCAAAAAAATTCGTTAATATTTTTATACATGATTCATCTGAGAATAATCCTTCATATAGTCCTCCTATACCTATTGATGTATCACTAACACTAAACGGGATATCAGGAATATACATGGGTAATGCTATAATGCTTGAAACTATTGATGAAGGTGGAATGATACCTAACAGATATAGAGATATAGTTGCACTACAAGCAACTTCTGTTGATCAAAGTATCTCTGCAGATGGTTGGACTACGAGTATTGGTACACTTATGAGACCAGTACAAAATCTGTTAGCACCAAAAGTTATTGATAGACCAGAACCTGAACCAGTCCCTGCAAATGCAATTACTTCTGGACTTAGTGTAGATACTATAGAGCAAGTAAAGCCTAGAATTGATAAATTTAAACGCTTACTTAATGTGTCTGGTGTACCATATGTTAACGGTGCAGCTGGCAAGCAGCAAACATATTACGGTATTTCAGGTAATGATTCTGACGGACTATTTACCACAGAGGATGGCGGTTCAGAAGTTGAATATTTCGATGAAAAAGTATTTACACAATTTATTGCTATGTGTGAAGAGGCTGTTAGTGCAGGTATAACATTAAAAGTTAATAGTGCTTGGAGATCATATGAAGAGCAAGAAGCTTTATACAATGGGTATGCTGACTATGTGAAGCGTGGTAAGACTCCACCTAAATTCTATCCTGCTGATCCTCCTGGCTATTCATCTCATCAGGATGGTAGATCTATAGATTTTAGTACGCAAGATAGTAGTCACTATAAATGGTTAGTTAATAATGCCCATAAATTTGGATTCAGACGTGAAGTAAAAGGAGAGAAGCATCATTGGACATATTCTCCTAACCAGTTAATTTATGGTAAAGTGCCGCAAAATCATAAATCATGGAATGGAGAGGAGGCTATAGTATAATGGCAAGAGATTTAGATAAATTTGTAAATAAGATTAATGGTCAAATGTCTATATACGAAGATACTGATACATATAATAAGCTTTCCAATAACAAAGTTAAGCAATCATTTGTTGGTGTAAGACCATTTTATCCTTCACCTTCGGATAAAGACTATAGTAAAGGTTTCATATACAGACAATTTGTAATGAGATATGATGGATCAATAACTGAAGTCAGTGCTCGTGAGGGTAGTAGAAAAAAAGGTACTCTAACTAAAGGTATGTATTTTTATATTGTTATAAAATGGCAACTAATAGAATCCTCACAGCCACCTCGTGGACTTGTAATTGATAATCCTAACATACCGCGTGTAAATGCATATTATATTGAACAAGGATTAAAAGATTTACCTAAACCTCTACAAGCAACTTTTAGAAATTATTTTATAAATCTTGAAGAGTTTAAGTTGCAAGATTAAATAATTATTCTTATATTTCGGTAAAATAAAGGTTTTGTATGATTGTAGATAACGATCAAATTTTGTGTGATTTAAAATCTCAGTATAAAGATTCTGAATCAATTGTTATACCTATTTACAGTGATGTGAATAAACATCGCGTATATTCTAGAGTTTCCTTACTATATATCTACATTATAAATACGAAAAAAGAATTTATTATACCAATAAATCATTCAGATAAAGTTTTCAATGTAAGCGATCTAAATTTCATAAATAATGATAAACTCACTTATACTTATAGTAGCGGTATAAAGAATTCTATCAATATAGATGCACTATATTACTTCTCAAGTTCTACTAGCATAGATCTACAATCACTACAGACATCAGCTCATCACTACTTTTACAATAGGAGCTGGAGATTAAATAATCTGAACGATATTATACCTTTACTTAAACATAAAGAGTATTGTAGTAATATAAAAGATAAAATTTTACCTTTATTAGATCTGCATAAAGAGCCTGGGTTTAAAGAATATAATACTTTGTTACTACCACAGCTTAAGCAAATTGAAACAGCTGGGTTATATACAACAGATCAGGTATTTGAACACTCTAAATATAATCCATGGTCTATAACTGGTAGGCCGAGTAATGCTTTCGGTGGTATTAATTATGCAGCTTTAAATAAAGAAGATAATACAAGGGAGAAGTATATCAGTAGATTTAACGATGGTAAACTTGTTGAATTTGACTATGATGCATACCATTTAAGACTCATTGCAAATATAATTGATTACAAACTACCAGATACTTCTATTCATGCTTATCTTGGTAAATACTATTTCGATAAAGAAATGCTAACAAAAGATGAATATAACGAATCTAAATCTATAACATTTAAAATATTATATGGAGGAATCCCACCGGAGTTTGAAAATATACCATTCTTTAAGCGTATAAAAGAGTATATTTTTAAAGTTTGGGATATTTATAAGAGTAACGGTTATATTGAAACTCCAATCTTTAAACGTAAGATTTATAAAGTTAATCTACAAAGTCGTGATATAAAACCACAAACATTATTTAACTATATAATACAAGCTGTCGAAACAGAGCAGAATATTATCGTTATAAAAGATATTCATGAATATCTGAACAGTAAACAGAGTAAATTAATTTTATATACTTATGATGCATTGTTATTCGACATTCACCCATCAGAAGGCGATATATTGAAAGATATAGCAAATCTTATGAAATTCCCTGTAAAATGCAAAACAGGTAGAAACTATAAAAATATGGAATCATACGATTTTAATATAATCAGCTGATATTTATAATTATGAAAAAGATGAGTATAGTAGACATACTAAATGAGGTAAGTTGGAGAACAACTGACGGTTGTCCTGACTTTAAAAATCCTGAACATGTTCAGATATTAGAGCAAGTATTAATTGCATTAGGTGTACCTAAGGATGAAGTTAATCAATCTATTCAAAATTTACGAGAAGCAGATGGTAATGATTATACTCACTTAGGTAAAGGTGTATATGTTAAGCAGGGTCAAGAAAATAACCCTGATGCAGAGAAGTACGAAAAATCTGATGATGGTAAATTCTCAAAAATTGATAGTGAAGATGCACCTAGTCAAGATAATACTGAATATACAAAGAATATGCTCAATACGCCAGAGCCTAACTCCGATGCTGCTGATGATAAAGAGAAAGAGCAGAAAGCAGCAACTGCAGCAAAAGGTGTATCAGATGAACAACCTACAGGTCCTACACCTCTGCAACTTAAAAATGAGAAAGAGAAAAAAGTATTCTTAAAGGGTATGGTAGATGTATTGTTAAAACAAGATGCTACAGCTGGTATGGGTGCAGGTAGATTTAATATGTCTCGTGAAGATCTCACTATTTACAAAAATTACTTAGAAGGAAATATTCCTGAAATACCTTCTTACGATATATCAGATGATGACATTGATACTGTTATATCTTTCGTAAAGGAAGCTAATCCCACATACTTTAAAAGTTTTAGAGAAAGATTACGTAAAAAGGGTGATCCACCTAAAGAGTTTAGAACTGGTGAAGCTGGATCTAAGCGAATACGTGCAGTACTAAAACATTATCTTCAAACTGGTGGTATTAGTACCATTACTGGTGAGATGGTACCATTTAACGAATCACAATTAGATCATAAAGTGTCATTAGATAATGGCGGAAAAGATGAACCAGCAAACTGGGAATTTATGGAGTCAAGATTCAACCAGTTTAAAGGTGCTTTAGATAATGAACAAATTATGAAAAATATTAAAAAGAAGCTTGCTATGACTCCAGAGCAAGAGCGTGCTAAAAAATTAGAAATCGAACTAAAACAGTTCTCTAAAACGGCTTTAATTGATTACTGGGATAAAAAATTCAGTAATAGTGGTGATCATGGATTAACTGAAGTATCCATTGATAAGATGAATAAGAAGCAGTTAGATTATTTGGTAAAGGGATGGAATAAAACACATCCTGAAGGTTCTGACTTCTTTATTGCTAGATATAGATCATCAGCTGATAGAGCATCAGGTAGAGCTGGTGGTGGTAAACCCATAGGTAGATCAGAGATGATAGAGCTTGTTAAAACTAAAATGAGAGGTGCAGGATTAGATATCCCTACAACTTCAGAAGTACAAGTTATCGATGGTGCTATGCAGAAGATTATACAGCAGATAGAGACACGCAAAGGTCAGATTAAGAGATTAAAGGCCAAAAAGTAATTAATGCGCACACAACTACTATGTACCTTTGCTACAGATCGTTCTGTAAGAAAAACTATTGATCAAATTATCGATAGTTACGATATATTATACAACAAAATATTTATTTTAAAAAATAATGATAATTCCAATGAACTAATGTGTACATATAATATTGAAAGGAATCAAGATTACTCTATCCTACAAAGTACTATATCACTACACAGAAAAAAGCAAACAAATACATTATATACAATTAATGCTCTTAATCATCTTATACAATCACATAATAATGGTGTTCTAGATACTTCATTTCAGTTAGATTGGGAAGGTTATAGAGATTGTGTTTTACTTACCAATGAAGAAGGTTTACGTCGTATAGATACCTCAGTTCAAGAAATAATTTACATAAAAGTGAAAAAAAGTTAGTAAAATAGTTGCCTCCCTGAAACATTCTTCTTATATTTAGATATAGGTAATTAATTAAAAGCACACACTATGTCTAGATTAGATTTTAACACTTTAGCAAAAATTCAAGAATCAACTTCCCACGAAATCGAGATTGGCTCTACTAGTAGAATTAAAGAGATTGTTTGTACTGATGGTACTAAATATAACAAATCTCTATCGTATATGACTATGAGATTTGGGTACTGGAACGTGCTTGATATACGAGATTATGAAAAAATTCAACAATTACTTCGTACCAGAGGTCTTAAGTTAGAGCTTGGTATGGATGATTGGGATAGTGATTGTGGTAGAAAAGTTGATTATAATATTGTAGAAGTAAAGTGGGGTGAATAGTTGCCTCCCCGAACTATATTTACTATATTTAGTTATAAGTTATTAAGTAAAAAAACAAGTTATGCACAAGACAGACAAAGAAGCATTATTAGCGTTATCAGTATTATTCGGAGCAGTTGCTTTATTCGCAAGTACTCTTTGGTTTTACAATTCACTATAGTATGAGAGAGATAATAATAAGCTTTCTATTATTCACTATCGGTCAGTTACTTATCTGGTTTCAGACCAATTCACAATTTATATCAGATTGGTGTAAAGAACATCCATGGGTTTTAGCTGCCTGTGGATTACCAATATCGTATATACTAATCAAAGCAACAACTTATGTTGTTACTGGATTCGATGGACTTTTATGGCCTGGAAGATTTATAGGATTTGGTTCTGGTATTATTGTGTTCGCTTTATGTACATGGGTATTTATGGGTGAAGGTATTAATAGTAAAACTATGATTAGTATAGCACTTTCAACAATATTAATTTTGATACAAATTTTATGGAAATAATGTTTCCTTATAGAAATATATTTCTTATATTTAGAACCGAAAGTTGATTGACATATATTTATTACAGTAACAAATGACAATTAACAATTATTAATTAACAAATAGAGGAGTAAAAAATGGCAATTGATTTAAATGCTATCCGCAAGAAGTTGAACAACTTACAATCCCAAACCGGGAAACAAAACAATCTATGGAAGCCTGAACCAGGCAAACAAACAATCCGTATCGTACCTTATCAATTTAACAAAGATAACCCTTTTCAGGAGTTATACTTCCATTACAATCTAGGGAAGAAGACTTACTTATCACCGGTAACGTTTGGTAAAGCAGATCCTGTAGTAGAATTCTGTGAACAATTGAAAGCAACTGGTAATAAAGAAGACTGGCAAATGGCTCGTAAAATGGAACCTAAGATGAGAACTTACGTACCTGTTATTGTACGTGGTCAAGAGTCTGAAGGTGTAAAATTTTGGGGGTTTGGTAAGACTGTCTACCAAGAATTACTAAGTATTATTTCAGATCCAGATTATGGTGATATCACAGATTTAGTTAATGGTAGAGATGTATCGGTAGAGTTTATTGCTGCAGAAGGTGCAGGATCATTCCCTAAAACATCTATCCGTGTAAAACCTAATCAAACACCTGCAACAAGTGATAAAAATGTCGCTGATCGTATTACTGGTGGTCAAAAAGAGATTACTGAAATCTTTAAAGAAGTATCTTATGACGATCTAAAAGCAGCTCTCGGTGAGTGGTTAAATCCTGAAGCTGAGCAAGAGCCTGCTACAACACCTGCAGCAGCTAGTAATGCAAATAAAGTTGATGATGTAAATCAAGCGTTTGACGAGTTATTTAACTCATAAGGTTATATATGGCTAAGAGTGAAAGAGATGAGCTAGCATCCGTGCTAGCAGATAGTTTAAATAAAAAATTTAAGGATTATAAGGTAGCTTATTTCCTTGATGGATCTGAGGATACTCCAACTGATCTTACTGAATGGATTTCTACTGGTTCTTCGATGCTCGATCTAGCTATTGCGAACAGACCTGATGGAGGAATACCAGTTGGTAGAATTACCGAAGTAACTGGTCTTGAAGGTAGTGGTAAATCATTACTCGCAGCACATCTATTAGCGAACACGCAAAAGAAAGGTGGTTTAGCAGTTTATATTGATACTGAGAATGCTATGAATGAAGAGTTCTTACGTTGTATCGGTGTCAATGTACAAGATATGGTATATGTACAGCTAGAAACTGTAGAAGACATCTTCGAGGTTATTGAAAGTATTATATCAAAAATTCGTGAATCCAGTAAAGACAGATTAGTATCTATTGTAGTAGATTCTGTAGCAGCTGCGACAACTGCAGTAGAAGCAGAGTCTGATTACAGTAAAGATGGTTGGGCAACATCCAAAGCAATCGTACTATCCAAAGCAATGAGAAAAGTAACTCAGATGGTAGGTAGACAGCGTATCGCTTTAATTTTCACAAATCAGTTACGTCAGAAATTAGGTGTAATGTTTGGTGATCCTTGGACAACCTCTGGTGGGAAGGCAATTGCTTTCCATTCAAGCTGTAGATTGCGACTCAAATCAATGGGTCAGATCAAAGCTAAGATCAATGGTGTTGATGAGACAATAGGTATCAAGACACAAGCTCAAGTAGTTAAAAACAGGATGGGACCGCCTTTGCGAAAGGCAGAGTTTGAGATATACTTTGATTCAGGTATCGATGACTTTGGTGGCTGGTTAAAGGTTATGAAGGCTCAAAAACTTGTATCAGCAGGAGGTGCATGGTATACTTATACCGATGATAGCGGTAAAGCGCATAAGTTTTTATCTAAAGATTTCCAAAAATTAATGGAAAACAATCCTGGGATACAAAACGAGATATACCATAAGATATGCAATGCATTAATTATGGAGTATAAAACAGATGAGCTTGGAATTGATGATATTGAAATCAGCACAGATCCAATTCCAGAGGGTTAGTGAGTATACAATTGTGCAATGGAGCCACACAAGAGTATAAGTTCTAGTAGAGCGTTACAACTCGTTATTATACAGCTGAAACCAATGTGTTATTGAGAGCGCCTTAGATATCACTAGAAAGTATAGTAGGCTAGAAGCTCACCGAGCGGGGGTCTTTATTGGCCCCTGCTCTTTTTAAAAGGAAGTTATGAAGAAAGATTACTTTAAAATATTTGACAATTTACAAGAAGGTAACAGTTATGAAAGTAAGCCTAATGATAAAGTATTAATTATAGATGGTTTAAATACATTTATTCGTAGCTTTGCTGTCTCTCCTGTAACTAATGATAATGGTGTCCATGTAGGTGGTATATCCGGATTTTTATTATCAATAGGTTTTGCTATTAAAACTCTTAATCCGACAAGAGTTATTATATGTTTTGATGGTAAAGGTGGCAGCCAACGGAGACGAAAATTATTCCCTGAATATAAAGCAAATAGAATGGTTCGAACAAAATTAAATAGAACTAACTCATTTGTAGATAAAGATTCAGAAGATCAGAATATGAAGATGCAACTCGGTAGGTTAATTCAGTATTTAGATCTACTTCCCGTTCAATTAATAGCTCCACAGAATATTGAGGCAGATGATTCTATTGCATATTTATCTAAACAGGTTTTAACTGATAGTAAAATATTTATTATGTCGTCTGATAAAGATTTTATACAGCTTGTTGATGATAGGATAGCTGTTTGGTCACCTACTAAAAAGAAACTATATTTTAAGGATGATGTTGTGCAAGATTATAAAATACCTGCACACAATTACTTATTATATAGAACTCTAACAGGTGACAAATCTGATAATATTCCAGGAATTCGAGGCACAGGTGTTAAAACGCTAGAGAAGAGATTACCATCCATATTTAGTGATAAACAATTAACTATCGACGATATCATAGATGAGTGCGGAGATTCAAATATAAAGGTTCTCCAATCTATCCGTGAGAATAGAGAAGTCTTAGAGTTAAACTATAAATTAATGCAATTACGTGAAGTGGATATTAGTGGTAGCAGTAAAGAGAAGATAATGAATGTGGCAGACAATAGCATTCCTAGGTTAAACTCAATGCAATTCAAGGTTATGATTATTGAGGATGGGTTGAACAATGCATTTAAGAATCTAGACTTTTGGCTGAGAGAGAAATTTTCTTCCTTAGATATTCATGCAAATACATACAATAAAAGTTGCGATAAAAAATAAATATTCTTATATTGAGAGCATATGAGTGATACGTTTAAAACATACGGTTATAATTTTCAAATAAAGCTTTTAGCAGCTCTTTTTAAAGATAAACCATTCTTACAGCAAATTACAGATATACTACACCCTGAATTCTTCGAAGCTGAAGCAAATAAGTGGATAGTAAAATCTGTAGCTGAGTACTTTAGTGAATATAAAATGTCTCCTACCTTAGATGTAATGAAGGTAAAGATAGATGTTATTGATAATGATGTGTTAAAAGCATCTGTTATTGATACATTGAAGGAAGTTGTTAGAAACTTTGACGGTGAAGATATTCAGTTTGTAAAAGATGAATCTTTAAAATTCTGTAAAAATCAAAAACTTAAATCTGCCATAGTAGATTCTGTTGAACTACTTCAACGTGGTAATTATGACGAGATAAAATTCCGTGTAGATGAAGCAATGAAAGCTGGT